TGAACATGGCTGAACAAAATGAACATTTGAGTGAACAAAGCCCTACCTAACTTAACAGAGTAAACCAAATACTGTCGGACAGTATTTAGAGGGAGTGAACAAATGTGAAACCAGTTTTTACAAAAGAGTAGGGGGGAAATAAAAAAACCTGTTGCATAACACAGCACTAACCCTATCGGGAAATCCTACTTGGGGGTATTGACACAGCTTTGACATAGCGTTATAATAGAGGGGTAGAGTCGAGGTATGTCATGGGACAGACCAAAACCAAATACTGTCAGACAGTATCGTTCATTAACAATCAGGTAAATGCTTGGTAAACAAACCGAGTGCAGAGTAGGCGTAGCCTCGATAGCCCATTTAAGCGGGCGGTTAGTTATCGCAAGGCGAGCAGTATCTCTGCGGTAGTAGATAGGTGTGGAATACATATGACGGACTATTCCCTAAACATACTGTCAGACAGTATTTGACCACACGCACTTATCCCTACCCATGCCCCTAACCCATGACAATGACTGCGAGAAAATAGCAGAGGGCAAACAAACAAAGGATAGAGATTCTATCGGGAAGGGCTTTGCCTTTTCCAATGGGGTTTTTTAAAAGGAGGTGGAAATGGTAAAGATGTTTTTAATTATGTTTTATGCAGTCGTAGGTGTTTTCACCTATGTTTTATTTGAACTTACTTTGAGATTATTAGGAGGGCAGTTATGAAGAATATATGTAGGCATTGTGGAGATGAGTTTGCTATGGGCAGATGGGAGTTAGGCTATAAGTTTTGCCTAGACTGCGGTGATAGCTTGGCTATTGAAAGGGCTGAGTCTTTTACTGTGGCTATCCCATTTAACAAGGGTGCTTATCAATACATACATAACCCAAAAGAACTATCAACAACCAACCCAAAGAGGACAACATGAGAAAGACTAACAAAGCACTAATTAAGAAGCTAACACCTGATAGCGTGGGTGAGGCATTTTTAATCTCGGCTATGGAAAGATACTGCAACGAAATACTGTCAGACAGTATGGAGTGGAACAAAAGAAGTCTTATAAATCAAGACCTTTGGAAAGTAGTAGCCCAACATAACCTAGAACTAATCAAGGAACACTACAAATGACCCGCAACTACGAACGCAAGGAACGAGTCGTATTCAAACCTGTGATGACCCTCGAGGAAATTGCAGATGTTATGGGTATGACGAGGGAAAGAGTGCGTCAGATAGAGGAGTCCGCATTACGGAACGCTAGGAAGATACTGCGAAAGAAAGGCTACAACCCTGACGATTTCTTTTCAGACCCAACCTATACCAAACCGATAAAGCATGACCCGAACGCAGACGAGTCGCAGTTTGAACTAATCGAACCTGAAAGGAAAGAAGATGATGAAAGGAACTGAATACCGCATGGGCAAACCAAAGACTGTAACGGACAAGCCCTTACGAGTGCCAAAGGCAAACACCCCACTAGAACTGACTGCCAAGTTAGCAAAGGCAGATACGGCGAAGGCAAGGCGGGTGCTGGTCGGCGAAGTAATGACAGAGTTGTTTTATATATTCGGGGAAACCCTAACACCATACAAGACATGGCTAACCTACGAGGAGAACATGAAATGAAAGACCACAACCCGACTTACCCAAGCACAACCCTAGTAAAAAACATAACCCCATTGGGTCGAACCTTATCCGAGGCTAACCGAGATGCACGCTACGCTATTGCTATTCAGACTTTCAAGTCAGATGCGAAGTTGGCGGGTAACTTTTTTATTGAGGCGGTGATAGGTTTTGTAGTAACGCTAGCCATGCTAGCACCATTCGCAGTAGGCTTTTGGCTTTGGCTTAATAAGTAATCAACCCGATACTGTCAGACAGTATTACAACATCTTTTAAAACAAGGAGAATCAAATGAGTTTAGATCAATACACACGCTTTAAAAATAGATTTGACAACACCAAGCCCATTCGTGGCAGAAGTATAGAGTGCCGACCAATCGCTAATCGGGCGAGAGATTGGGAAGAAGTAATCAAGAAAGATATAGACGGACAGGAAGCGTATGGTGCAAAGCTATACAACACCGACTGCGTAATGTATCTACCCAACGGAGATATGCAACTAACGATAGATGCTTGGGCAACCCCGACTACGGCAGATTTTATTGAGAGGTATATCTCAAGAGAAATGCGTTGCTATAAAAAATATAACAAGATATGGGTGGATTACAAAGACAAGTCATATGTTCTAAACCATGACAAGCCAACCATATTCAAATACCTCAAACATATCGACACTTATTCAGTCGAGAACCCTGCACCGCTAGTGCAAAAGGTAGTCGATAGAACAAAAGCAAAAGACGCACGCAAGCCAGTAGATACATTTAGAAACTATGCCAAGATCATGCTCAAGCTGGCTGATGGGTGGTTAAGTAATGAACTAGTAGAAAAGCACTGCAAACCAAAGAGTGCAGACTATTGGGGTCGTGTGAACTATGACATCAACGGCGAGGAGTTCAGTAGCTACCATTTACAGGGACAGATTACTAAACAAACGGCGGAGAAACTATACGATTACTTCTCAACTAATGACGAAACACAATTCCCCAAGATGTTGTGCGTTATCTGTGCGGGTAGTAATTACAAGGAAAGCCGAGTAATTAGAACCGAGCAATACGAAGCGACTGATTATCGAGGTAATAAGAACATGGAAACTAGAAGTATTCGTGAGCATCAGTATGACTGGAAAACTATTGACAATCGCATCAACCATATTGTCAAGCAAGCGTGTGATGTATACACAACTAAAGAAGTAGAAGTGGGCAAAGTCGTGACAAACCTATTATGAGTGGGTATTGACACAGAGGTAGCTTAGCGGTATAATAGTAGTATAAATTATAAATGTAGTAGAAGTTAGTGGGGTCGTGCCAAATACTGTCAGACAGTATTTGGTTTTTTAATTTTAAACAAGGAGAAATACCATGAGTATTAAGTTCGGAAGTTCTTTATCTTTAAACGAGTTTGCAAATGCAATCGCAACTGTCGGCTCTGATGTAACTATTATTGGTCAAGGTGAGCCGGGAATTGGTAAGTCTAGTATGTTAAAGACTATTGCCAAGCGATTCCCCGATTATGAGTTAGCCTATATTGACTGCACCTTGCTGGACTTGGGCGACTTTGCTTTGCCTTATACGGAACTGGCATCATCTTCGGGGGATTTGAAAGTAACCAAGTTTGCACCAAACGCAAGATTTAAATTCCAATCGGGTAAGCCTGTCATTGTCATGCTTGATGAGATCGGTAAGGCGATGAAGGCGGTCAAGAATGTTCTATTAACCCTAATGCTAGAGAAAAGGATTGGTGATGTATCTTTACCTGAAGGTTCTATTGTGTTCGGCACTACTAATCTGTCTACTGATGGTGTTGGTGATTCCCTAGAGGCTCATGCTCGTAATCGTGTTTGCTTTGTTACTGTGCGTAAACCTAGTGCGGGGTTCGGTGCTGATGGTTCAGTCGAGAATGATTCTTGGGGTGCTTGGGCTTTGGATAACAATATTGCACCTGAGATTATTGCGTGGGTTAAACAATTTCCCCATGCACTTGAGTCGTATACTGACTCGGCTCAAAAAGATAATCCATACATTTTTAACCCAACTCGGGCGGGACAATCGGCTTTCGTTACACCTCGTAGTCTTGAGAAAGCTAGTCATATTGCCAAGAAGCGTAGTGAACTAGGTGAAAGCGTAACCATCTCGGCACTCGCTGGCACTATCGGAGAATCTGCGGCGAGAGATATGCAAGCGTTCTTTACTGTGGTGGATAAGCTACCTACATGGGAAGCGATTATGGATAGCCCATCAAGTGCGAAAGTCCCTGATGATGCCGTTGCTAAATGTATCTTGGTGTTCTCTGCTATTACTCGGGTGGATAAAGATACGCTACCTAAATGGCTTAAGTATGCAGACCGATTGGATAAAGAATTACAAGCGTTGTTTGCTCGTTCAATCGTGAAGTCCACAAGTAAGCAAGCGATGGCGGTATCTAACAAGGACTTTGTCAAATGGGCTACCGATAACCAATGGTTATTCTAAATACTGTCAGACAGTATTTCAAAGGAGGAACTATGAAACTTAGATGGGTAGAACTGAAGGGAATGATATATGTGGCTGACTTTGAAGACGACCATCATCATTGTAGGAGATGCGTATTTAATGACCACGAGTTAGATAAATATTGCAAGGAAGCAGATTGTAGTGATGAGATTGTCTTTATTCCTTTAGAACCACAACATATACCACACTTAAGAAAGGTAGGTAAAACAAAATGGCGAGATTAACTGCTGAACAACGAGTGCAGAAGTCCCATGTGGCTTTGATGAATGACCCTAAGTATTGTTTGTATTCGGGTATCTTCATGCTCGGTAATACTGAGGTTGATGATGATTTGCCAACTGCTTGCACCGATGGTAAGAACACCTACTATGGGCGTAAGTTTGTAGATAAGCTAAGCGATAGCGATTTGAAGGGCTTGATACTTCACGAGAATCTACACAAGGCTTTCCGTCATACAACTGTATGGAAACATCTTTACAAACAAAACCCACAACTAGCGAACATGGCTTGTGATTATGTAATCAACTTAATGATTCATGATTCAGACCCGCAAGGCTCTATGGTATCTCTACCCGAGGGCGGTTTGCTAGATGAGAAGTATCGTGGCATGGATGCGGGTGAAGTATTCCGCCATTTAAAAGAAGAATCACAACAAAGGAGTCGAGATGGAAAAGGCGATGGTAGTGGCGAGGGCGAACAAGAAGGTGGGTCGGGCTTTGACGAGCATGATTGGGAAAGTGCCGATGAGATGTCGGAAGATGAAAAACAAGCCCTTGCTCGTGAAGTCGATCAGGCTCTAAGACAAGGTGCGTTACTTGCGGGTAAGTTAAATGGTAATGTCCCACGAGAAATTACTGAGGCTATGGAAGCTAAGGTTAATTGGAAAGAAGTATTGCGTGACTTTGTATCTTCCATCTGTGCGGATAAGGATAACTCTACTTGGCGCAGACCAAGCCGTAGGTGGGTAGATCAGAATGTCTATATGCCAAGCGCAATCGGTGAAGCGGTGGGTCGTATCGTCATAGCTATTGATACATCAGGCTCTATCGGTGAAGCGGAGATTGGGCAGTTTTTGGGCGAACTTGTATCTATATGTAACCATGTCCAGCCCGAGGGTATTGACCTTATGTATTGGGACACCGAGGTATGCGCCCATGAGAAGTATGACCGAGGGGACTATGAAGCAATCATGTCTAGCACTAAACCTGCTGGCGGTGGTGGCACAAGTGCTAGATGTATTCCCAAATATATTGAGCAACACAAGATGAACCCCGAGTGTGTAATCGTGCTGACTGACGGATACATAGATGGTTGGGGCGATTGGAAGCACCCTGTCTTTTGGGGTATCACTAGCAATCAAGTATCGCCTGTTGGCATAAGCGTAAAAATTGAGGAGAACTAATATGGCACAGCCTAGAGATTTTGCAACACTGATGGTGAAGGTAGATGTAAGAAAGAAGTTTATAGATACAAAGAAGAAGATGGAAACGCAGTTAGGGGTAACTCTAACTAACTCAAACGCATTAGATATTATCTGCGACCAAATACTGTCAGACAGTATTTCGTTAACGATGAGGATTGTCCCACTTAAACAAGGAGAAACAAAATGATTGGCAATAACGCTATGTTAGTAGACCTAAACATTTCTATGTGGACAGGTCGTAAGATGGATAAGAAAGTATCAGAAGAAATTGATGCAACTAAAAGCACGAAGGCACGGGCGGGTAACTACCACAAGAAGTTATTGGCAGGGTCAGACAAGCTAGAGAAGGTGCAGAAGATTGCGACTGCGGTGCGGACTTGGAACTACCAACAAACTCTGCCGTGGAGTGATGGTGGCTCACGCTTACTTCCGATGAAATCTTTCTTTGACTACAAGGCTACGCTAGGCAACTACGAGCAACAGTATAGTGATGCGGTGGAGGACTTTCTTGTGGAGTATCCGCAACTGGTTTCATCTTCTGCGTTCACGCTTGGCGATTTGTTTGACCGAGGGGAATATCCCGATGTTGAGGAATTGCGTAATAAGTTCAAGTTTAAGTATGTGTTCTGCCCTGTGCCTGATGTAGGAGATTTCAGAATAGATGTTGAGGAACAGGCTAAGAACGAACTGCAACAACAATACAAGGACTATTACGAGGGCAAGTTAGCTGATGCTATGAAGGATGCTTGGGATAGATTGCATGAAACCCTGACCCATCTGAGTGAACGCATGGACTACACAGATGAGAATAAAAAGAAGTTTTGGGATTCAACTATCACCAATGCAAGTGAACTGTGCGGTTTGTTATCAAGCCTGAATGTAACCAACGACCCCAAGCTAGAAACTATGCGTCAGAAACTCGAGAAGGCTTTGTCGGGTGTAGATGCGTCAGACATTCGTGAGAGTGAGGCGGTGCGTAGTTCAGTTAAGTCTAAGGTAGACGAAATTCTAAATATGTTTTAAGGAGGATAAAGATGGGATATAGGTCAGAGGTAGGATTTTGCCTACAAGTAAAAGAGCCTGAGAAGTTTGTGGCTTTATTAAAACTAAGAACCGATGACGCAACTAAAGAGATGATGGAGTATATGTATCTCGTGGATGGACTAATAAACTTCCATCATGGTCATTGGAAATGGTATGACGATTCACAAAAAGCTCTTGATGAGATCATGGACATGGCAGAAAGTTATGATGAGAATATGTCATGTAAGTTTGCTCGTTATGGTGAGGAGTCAGATGATGTAGTAGAAGATGCGTGGGGTGACAATGGATGGGACTTAGAGTATCCATATGTAGTAAGAAGTTTAGAGTTAGGGTTTAATCCAAATACGGCAAAGAAACTAATCGAGGAGGAATCAAATGTTACAACTGAATAATATAGATAAGACCAAGCTAAGCGAGCCTGTGGTTCAGTTCTTAGATGCGCTTGAATTAAAGCAAGCCAAGATGCAATACTGTCTGACAGTATCAGCCGTTCAAAATGCAAACCGACCTGAGTTTTGTCAGTTACGCTTTCATGACCAACGCTTTGTTGACGATACTTCAATAGACCCAGTAGGTGTAGTCGAGTGGACTTATGGTAGCCGTAGTGATAAGGAATACAAGGTTACTTCACGCAAGATTCAAAACGATAGGTATGGGCATTGGGGTAACGAACACGCTTCACGCCGAACTAAAGATGTGAAAAAGGCAGTCAAGATTGCGATGGAAGCGTTGCAACCATTCGAGTGGCACGAACTATCTGCTAAGGGTAGACGAGATGCTGAGAGGGCGCATGAGTATTGGACTAGAGAAAGCGGTTCTGCGACTAGGGCATTTGCTATTGGGCATGATGTAATGTATGAAGAAATTAAACATCTTGTAGGATTGGGTATTCAGTTTAAAACCGATGCTTTCAAAAATGCGGCAGCAGGAATCGAGGCTTATGAAGAGATGAAACGCAAACTGGCAATTCAGACTAAGTTTGATACTGTTATTGTGCGACCCAACAAAACCGTCTTTATCCCTGATGGTCGTGCCTTAGAAGCTAAAGAGTTAGACGATGTTGAGGCGCTACCTGAAAACACCAGAAACGGTATCGCTCTTCTCAAACTTGTTGAGAAAGACAGGTTACTACCTGAGGTAGGTTATCGTGCTGGGGAAAACACCTACTTCATTCTTGTTTGACAATCTCCAAACAAACCAATACAATAATTATATAAATCCTAAAAATAAGGAGAAAGAGTGCGAGATCCCGAAGGCTTTTCTAAAGCCATAGCAGAATTGTTTGCTAAATTCTATTTAGAACCAGCTACCATCAGGCTGGAATTTAAAGGCGTCAATCGAGTTCTTATATCGACAGGCAAGTCCTTTAGCGAACCCAAATCAATCGAGTGCAACAAAGATCAATTACCCAAAGACTTACTAGAGAAAGTAGCTTTACTAGATGTTGCGGGCGGTAAAGGCGATATAGAGAATGTAGGTAGAAGACTGTGGGATAACACCTACTATGTATACATGACACCTAAAGCATGGGATGAATTTAAAGAAAGTATTGGAAGATGAACGAACAAGACTTACGAGATTGCTTTGCTATGTTTAGTATGGTCGGGTTAGTTATGGCATATAAGGATAATCACCCCGAAACAACACTAGCAGAAAGAGCATATACCATAGCGGACGCCATGCTAGAAGCCCGAACCCCCAAGCCCGAACCCGAAGAAGGTATCGTTGCAGTTAAACCTAGAAAGAGAGCTTTGAAATGAGAAAGATATTTATAGGTGTAGCCTTAGCCGTAGTTGTTTTAAGTTCTTACGGAGCAGTTAAGTGCGAGTCCGATGGTAGGGGCGGTATGTGTTGTTGGGATACCGACAGAGATGGAATCTTTAAACCTATTGGGTGCTAGATGACAACCCCCGAAAAAAAAGTAAAAGACAAAATTAAAAAGATATTGGAAGAACATGGGGCTTACTACTTCATGCCAGCGACAGGCGGTTATGGTAAGTCAGGTGTGCCTGATATTGTCGCTTGCTTAGAAGGTAAGTTTATTGGTATCGAGTGCAAAGCTAACGGCGGTAAGCCAACGGCACTACAAGAAAAAAACCTCAATGACATCATGACTGTTGGAGGATTTTCAGTATTAGTAGATGAAGGCGGTATCGAGATGTTTAGAAATATGTTGAAGCAGTTAAAGCGTGATGATGTACCAAGAAAAGCAGGAATTTTATTTGATTTACTAACCTCCTATAAGGAATGATATGAACGAAGAAAAGATTAGAGAGTTAATTGCATTGATGGACAAGACGTTTTCTGAGGCTGGCTGTGGTGTATTGGATGCGCTCAATACGGCGTCTATTATGTCAACATCTTTAGCGCATAGCGTAGGGCTTACTCAAAAGGAATACATCGACAACCTTACGCATATGTTCCATCATACAAACCCACAACGCCAACCAGTAGTAGAAGAGGAGAACGAAGATGAGTGACGGCGGTAAGGGCGATGCCCCTAGACCTTTAAGTATTCCGATTGAACAGTTTGATAAGAACTTTGAATCTATCTTTGGAATGAAGACTACTAAACCCCAACCTAAGATAGAGCCTATACCTTTTGTTGGAATGGTAGATACAGGAGAAGATCATGCAGAGTGAAATGCTAGCAATACTAACGGCTTACTTTTTATATCATGGAGATGCAGGATGGGTATGGTGGTTTGTGTGGGGCTTAGTCTTGTGCTTATATATTTTGCAAGAGATAGAGGAAGCAAGACAAAGACAACGAAAAAAGATTGAAGAACAATGTAAATATTGGGAGGGTAAATGAAAGATAAGTTTAAATCTTGGGACGTCAAAAAGTTAAACCTTTGTTTGGGCGGAGTTTACGAGGACGATTGGATAAAAGTTGAAATATTTAACGATGATTCTTTTAATATGTATTGCAACCAAACTCACGATGGTAATTGTGAATGGGCATTTGAAGATGCAAGTATTGAAGCCGCTAAAAAACTCAGGGACTTTTTAATTTATGCACTGGAGGGAAAATGATTGAAACTTTGATACCACCGACAACATTAGATAACGATGTTGCAGTAATGAAAATCATACATCTGTTAGGGCAGTTAAGTCCTAAAGATATTGGGTATTTATTGGCAGTAATTACTCACGTCCACAGAACAGTAGCAGAAGATATAGAGGGGAGATGCTAGTGGGCAAAATGACTGTATTAAAAGAAGCCCATGCAATCATCTATGGTGATAGGGAAAAGACTTACGGACACCCTAGCAAAAACCTCAAAACTATTGCGGTAATGTGGAACGCATATCTTAAAGCCAAGAAAGATGACGACGAAGTCAACGCTAAAGATGTTGCCGCTTTGATGATGCTTGTTAAAGTAGCTAGATTTGCCAACGACCCAAGCCATCGAGATAACCTAGTAGACATTTGCGGGTATGCGGCTTTAGTAGAACGATGCGATGAGGCGCAATAAAGAATTTCGTTGGGCGGAGATAATGCGCCATTTGCAAGGCAATCCAAGAACAATAAAGGAGATTGCTAAGTATACGAAAATACATTACGACACGGCTCGTAAATATTTAGTAGAGCTATTGCTAGAAGGCAAGATAGAAGTGCATGAAGTATATACAAAACCAATTAGGTATAGGAAGAAGAAATGAAGTTTGATACATTAGGTAAAGCAGTGGTCGCTATGAACGCTATTGGATTAGATAGTTTAGACTTAATGATTATTCACCTAGTAAAGGTAGGTCAATGGACTACTGTTGGCAACATAGTAACTGAGTGCTTAGATATTGCATCACAAGCCAACGTGCATAGGCGCATCAAACACAAGTTAGTCCCCGCAAAGATTCTAAGACTTGAAGAAAGCAAAGAGGATGGACGAACCAAATACGTGCATCTCGGTGATAAGTTTAGTAAGATTGCCGACAAACTGGAGAAGCTATGAATGAAGGCGTAAAGATTCTATTAGAAAGAATCAAGACTAACCCCGAAGAGTTTACTGAAGGGAGCAAGTGGAGTCATCTAATTCAGTCGCACAAGATGTTTTTAAATGAAGAAGATTCTAAGGCTCTCGAAGATGCGCTTAACGGACTCATGCAACAACGCTTTACCGAACGAGTAATGAAAGAACTTCTTGCGCCTGAGGAGGATGACAGCTTGGGAAAGCAATGGTTCACAGCGGGCAAGAACGTTACGCTTTCGGCTGGTCAGACCCAAGGAGTTACGTTATCTAGCGTTGCTGGTACAGGGTATCAATGGGGAACAATATCAGTAGACCCATTAGTCCAAGCCCATATAGACGCACACAATGCAGTCCTAAAAAAAGAAAAGAAACACCAAACCCTATTCGGAAGACTATTCAATTACCAATGAAAATAATTACATTAGATTTTGAAACATACTATGCCAAAGACTTCTCGCTCACCAAACTTACCACCGAAGAATATATTCGTGATGATAGGTTTGAAGTCATTGGGGTCGCAGTCAAGGAGAACGATGGTGAAACAAAATGGTTCACAGGCTCGCATAAAGAGATTAGCGGTTTTCTTAATTCGTACGACTGGGCTGGCTCTGCGTTGCTTGCTCACAATGCCTCTTTTGATGGTGCTATTCTTTCTTGGAACTACGGCATTAAGCCTAAAGTTATTTTCGATACTCTCTGTATGGCTCGGGCACTTCATGGAGTCGATGCTGGAGGTAGTCTTTCGGCTTTGGTTGAGCGCTATAACTTGGGGCGCAAAGGCACAGAAGTCTTAGATGCGTTAGGTAAACGTAGGACAGACTTTGAAGATGCAGACCTTGCACAATACGGCTCCTACTGCCGTAACGATGTAGAACTTACTTGGGCGCTGTTCAATCGCCTACTGGAGGAGGGCTTTCCTGAAAAGGAACTTAAAGTCATAGACATCACTCTCAAGATGTTTACTGATCCTGTCCTCGAACTCAATCTACCCCTACTTGAGCAACACCTAGAAGATACTAAGGAACGCAAAGAGAAACTACTCGAAGCGTGCTTAGCCGATAAAGATACTCTCATGTCAAATGATAAGTTTGCTGAGATACTCAAGTCCCTGGGGGTTGAACCACCAACTAAAACATCTTTAAAAACAGGCAAGACTGCTTGGGCTTTTGCCAAGACTGATGAAGGCTTCAAAGAACTGGCTTCATTTTCTGATGTTCGGGTTCAAGCATTGGTCGCCGCTCGGTTGGGAAACAAATCTACGCTTGAAGAAACAAGAACGCAACGCTTCATCGACATAGCTAAGAGGGGGAAACTCCCAGTACCAATTAAATACTATGCGGCTCATACTGGTAGATGGGGCGGTGACGATAAGATTAACTTGCAAAACCTACCTAGTCGTGGGCAAAACGGCGGTAAGTTAAAGAAAGCTATTACTCCTCCGGAAGACTATGTGATTATAGACTGCGACTCCTCGCAGATTGAGGCTCGTATCGTTGCATGGTTGGCGGGACAAAACGACTTAGTAGACGCATTTGAGAAAGGCGAAGATGTATACAAAATCATGGCTTCAGCTATCTATCAAAAGGAACTTGCAAAGGTCTCAGCGCACGAAAGGTTCGTCGGCAAGACGACTATTCTTGGAGCAGGGTACGGCATGGGTTCAAAGAAGTTTCAAGCCCAACTCAAGACGTTTGGCGTGGACATTGAAGAGGGGGAGGCAAGTCGTATTATCAGGGTCTATCGGGAAACATATCCTCAAATCCCTAAGCTGTGGCAAGAAGCCCATCGGTGTTTGGAAGCGATCCATACTAATAGACCAGCACCATTTGGACGAGACAGCGTCACAACGTTTGACCATGTAAAGAAAGGGTTTTTACTACCTAGTGGTTTATGGCAACGCTATGAGACATTACACCAAGTTATTGATCCTGAAGGTAAAACTCAGTTTGAATATAAGACTAGACGAGGTGTAGTTAAACTATATGGTGGGAAGGTAGTAGAAAACTTATGTCAGGCTATTGCTCGGTGTGTAATTGCGGAGCAAATGGTTAAAATGAGTAAGCGTTATAGAGTAGTCCTAACGGTGCATGATGCGGTAGCTTGCATAGCACCAAAAGTGGAAGCCGAAGAAGCGCAAAAGTACATAGAAGAGTGTATGAAATGGAGACCCGATTGGGCGCATGACTTACCACTCAACTGCGAATCAGGAATTGGAAATAACTACGGAGAATGTTAAATGCTAGACTACTCAAATTTTTTACTAGAAGCAAGAAAGTACTTGAAACTATACGAAGAAGCTGTTATAACTCATAGCTATAAAGAAGCACAAGAACACGCATTAAATGCGTTTGCAGAAATCAAGTTACTAGTACACATAGCGAAAGATTTACAGGATGGTAAAAAAGGATAGTCTGTGGCAATCAGACATGACCCAACAAGAGGTCGCCGATGCTATGGGTATAACAAGACAAGCGGTACAAGACATTGAGAAAAAAGCGTTACGCAAATTAAGAACCGAATTGCATAAACGTGGATTTACGCTAGATGATTTTTTTACATATAAAAAGAAGAGGACACCAAAGATATGATTGGCTTAACCAAAGAACAAACACAACGACTCAAAGATGCGGCTAGCACATTAAGAACAGACCAAAGAGCGGCACTTACCCTTGCAGAGTCGGAAGCCCATGCTAAAAGAATTAACCAAGTTCTTTATGATTTGCATATGGAAAACCCTTTAGCTTTTGTGACTACTGCAACAACAACGCTATCAGGTATAGAGTTTCTTCCTATTCAGGCTATGGTAAAGCGCCGTAAGTTCTATGACGAACCACTTAAAGTAAGTGCCAAAGACTATAAATCTCACGTTCGCCCGCTACCAAAGGATAAACTTCTATGAGTATTGAATGGGCAAAACCTCATGAAATAGAAGATGGCATTTCAGCAGTATGGGGAGTTAAAGATATTGTCGATACGCTGATATGGCGGTGTATGGATCACCCTAGACCCATGAGTGAAGACGAGATGCACAATCATTTATTTGCTATATCAACGCTAATAGATATGCACTGCGAAAAGTTAATGGATACGTATTGCAAAGTATTTAATTTAAACGAATACGCATCTGACGAAGCCAAAGCTAAAAGAGCAGAGATATTAAAAGGACTTGCAGACTTAGGCGGGTCACAACCTAAAGCTAAGAAAGCCAAAAGAAAATGACCGAAGAAAAGAAAACGCAAGTAATGGTAGCTACGCCGATGTATGGGGGTTTATGTAATGGGTCTTATACATTAGGTTTATTAACTGCCGTAGGAGTATTTTCTCGTAACGGTATTGGGATGCAGTACGCCCATATGATGAACGAATCTCTAATTACCCGCGCTCGTAATAGTCTAGCTAAGGACTTTTTAGAAAGCGAATGCAGTCATCTGATGTTTATTGATGCGGATATTGGGTTTAACCCGCAAGATATTATACGAATGATTCATGCAGATAAAGACATTATTTGTGGCATTTACCCCAAGAAAGAAATTAACTGGCTAGAAGTAGCCAAAGCCGTACAGGCTGGTGTCCCCCCACAAGAACTTCATAAATATACTGGGGCATTTGTAGTAAACCTAATAAACAATGAGAAGTGTTTAGAGGGTGACAGATATACCCCGATGGAAATTGCTAATGGTGGCACAGGCTTTATGCTTATCAAGCGGGAAGTATTTGAGGGGTTAATTGGTAAAGTTCCTGTATATAACAACGACGTATTTTCGGCAGTGGAAACAGACCGCAGACTACAACCAATAAATGAGTTCTTTGCTACAAGCGTTACTGATGATGGAGATAGCCGTTTGTTATCGGAAGACTACCACTTCTGCAAGATTGCAAGGCAAGCTGGCTTTAAAGTTTGGGCGGCTCCTTGGGCAGAACTAACTCATACTGGGACTTACATCTTTAGCGGGGCTTTGCCATCAGCATGACAGTCAAATACACATGGTCATACTCATCAATAAATTTATTTAAACAATGCCCGCATAAATACTACCGCCTTCGGGTAGTAAAAGATATTGTAGAACCGCCAGCAGAGCATTTGAATTATGGGCTGGAAGTGCATAAAGCGGCTGAAGATTACATTGGAAAAGGCACACCAATCCCTGAAAAATATATCTTTATTAAAGAGCATTTGGATAAGCTAAATCTTATTAAAGGCGAGAAGCTTTGCGAATATAAGATGGGGCTTACCAGCAACCTAGAACCCTGTGGGTTCTTTGATAAGGATGTATGGTGGAGAGGGGTCGCAGACTTGATTATTCTTAATGGGGATAAAGCCTACATCATTGATTATAAAACAGGAAAATCCGCTAAGTATGCAGATACTAAGCAATTAGAACTTCTTTCCTGTGCATTATTTAAGCACTTCCCTGAGGTCAAAAAGGTCAAAGGTGGGTTATTATTTTTAGTTGCCAATGACCTTGTCAAAGATGACTTTGAGGTGGATAATGAAGGGGTATATTGGACTAAATGGTTAGAAGATACTCAACGCTTAGAAGCGGCTATCCAAAATGATGTTTGGAATAAGAAGCCTAACTTCTCGTGTCGTGCTTGGTGTTCTATAACCGACTGCGAACACAACGGAAAGAATCATTGATATGCCCTACACAAAGACCCCTAGACCCTACAAGCATGAGTATGAAATGCAAAAGGCTCGTGATGAAGAACCAAGACGTGCTGAGCGCCAACGTGCTAGACGTGCTATTGATAAACGAGATACAGGGACAGTCTTAAAAGAATCGCCCAAACGTAAAGGCAAAGATGTAGCCCATGTAAAAGCTTTAGATAAAGGTGGTAGCAATAAAGATGGTACGTACATTACTACTGCCGCTACTAATCGTAGTTTTAAAAGAGATTCAAAAGGTAATTTAGTTTCTGAAGTAAGCGCCAAAGAGCGTAAGAAGCCAAAGAAAAAGTAGTTTGTTGTTGTGTTGTGAAGTTAGATACGAGTGCTAACAACAGGGTTAACTCATTTCCTCTCATAACCGTATCAGTTGGGGTCGTTAGTTAGATGTTTTTCCCTTCACGGGGCATCTTCCCTCCTTGGCGATGAACCAACCGATTGACCTCCGTAAGGGGTCGCTTTAAATCAAAACGTGTGTTTTGGTCGTATTCCTATTGGAGAAGAGATTGGAAATTATAGATAACAAGGCGTTGCTACTTAAAGTACGTGACCCTAACCGCATTACCACAGTAATACCAAAGAGCAAAGTTTTAGAGGATGGCAGGGTGCTGGTAAAGTGGGGGCTAGAAGAAGCCCAAGTATTAAAGAACCTTAAATTAAAAGATGTACCATCCCCAATCAGGGCTAATTACAAGTGGCCTGGGCTGTATAAACCATTTGACCACCAGCGAAAAACTGCTGAATTTCTAACTCTGCACCGCCGAGCGTTTTGTTTTAATGAGCAGGGTACAGGAAAGACAGGTTCGGTAATATGGGCGGCTGACTATCTTATGGAGTTGGGTTTAATCAAAAGAGTGCTAGTCCTCTGCCCACTATCTATCATGCAATCAGCTTGGCAAAACGACTTATTTAGATTTGCCATGCACAGAACAACCGCAATCGCCCACAGCTACTCAAGAGAAAAAAGAATCCAAGCTGTTTGTAGTGATGCCGAGTTTGTAATATGTAACTACGATGGGTTAGGAATTATAAGAGATGCGGTAGTTGCCAATGACTTTGACCTTATTGTTATTGATGAAGCCAACGCATACAAGACGGTATCTACAACACGTTGGAAAATACTTAACTCCATCATTAAACCAACCACATGGTTATGGATGCTTACAGGTACACCAGCTTCTCAATCTCCAACAGACGCATACGGACTAGCAAGATTAGTTAATCCTCAAGGAGTGCCAAGATTCTATGGTTCTTTTCGGGACATGGTGATGTATAAACTAACACAGTTTAAATGGGTTCCAAAACCTACCTCAGAAAGAATAGTTCACAACGTACTGCAACCCGCAATACGGTTCACAAAAGACGACTGTTTAGACTTACCTGACATGACATATACGACTAGGGATATACCCTTAACCATGCAACAGGAAAAGTATTATGAAATCATTAGAAAGAATATGCTGGCAGTAGCCGCAGGGGAAGAAATCACAACCGTAAATGCCGCCGCAAACTTGAATAAATTACTCCAGCTTTCATGTGGCGCAGTCTATTCGGATAGTGGAGAGGTCGTGGAGTTTGATGCCTCCAATAGAATCAATGCCTTAAAAGAGGTGATTGACGAAGCTAGTCATAAGGTGTTAATATTTGTTCCCTATCGCCATGCTATTGAGATTGTTACGGAAGAATTGAGAAAGTCAGGATACACTGCGGAAATTATAAATGGCTCAGTATCAGCAGGAAATCGCACAGACATTTTTGCTAGATTTCAAAACGATGCAAACCCCAAAGTTCTTGTAATCCAACCACAAGCCGCCGCACACGGCGTAACTTTAACTGCGGCTAATGTAGTGGTATGGTTTTCCCCTATTACTTCAGTTGAAACTTATCTACAAGCTAATGCACGAGTGCATAGAGCGGGGCAACGCAATCCTTGTACGGTAGTTCACTTACAGGGGTCCCCAGTAGAAAAGAAGATGTACAAGATGTTGCAAGGAAAGGTAGACATTCACACTAAGATGATTGACCTATACAAAAATATTATTAGTGAAGACTCTTGACAGTGTAAAGGAATAGGAGTAAATTGTGGATATAACCGAAAGGAGAAGAGATGAGTCAACATGAAGCAACGGCTGACAAGCTAGTTAAAGTATATGTAAAGATTCGTGACCAACGATATGCACTTGAAAAGCAAGCTAGAGAACTTGAAGAACAAGAAGCCATTATCAAGAACGAACTATTAGACATTTGTAAAGAAGTAGGTACTGATGGTTTGCGTACTCAATTTGGTACGGTTACGAGAAAACTAAACAAGCGGTACTGGACAAGTGATTGGGAATCCCTTTATGCGTTTATGAAGGAACACGATGCCATGCACTTTCTACACCAAAGAATTTCTAATGCGAATGTGGAAACATTCTTAGAAGAAAACCCCGATCTGCACCCGCCGGGGCTTCAAGCGGATGCTGAATACACAGTAGTTGTACGTCGTAAATAAATGGAGAAGATGATGAGCAAAGAACTTGCTATGTTGGATATGGGTTTACCAGCGCACTTACAAGCGTTGGAGTTGGATGATACTACTAAAGCCCTGATGGGTAGTGGTGGCGGTGGTAGCAAACGTATCTCTATCGAGGGCGGTGTATGGCGCTTGTTAGTAAACGGAAAAGAGATTGCACAAAAAGAAGAACGTAATCTGAATGTGGTTATTGTTGCGGCTTCCTCAAAAGTTGCTCGTACATACTATGCTGGTACATACAAGAAAGGCGTATCTGCGCCTCCTGATTGTTGGTCTGCTAATGGCGACTATCCTGATAAATCTGTAGAAACACCACAATCTACTGGATGTGCTAACTGCCCACAAAATATTAAAGGCTCAGGTCAAGGCGATGGTCGTGCTTGCCGTTTTAGCCAGCGTATTGCAGTTGTGTTGGATAACGATATTGGTGGAGATGTATTCCAATTAGTTCTTCCTTCTACCTCAATCTTTGGCGAAGGTGAAGCTGGTAAATGGCCTCTCCAAATGTATGCCAAGATGATTGGTGCTAAAGGAGTTCCTATTACTGCAGTTGTAACTGAGATGCGTTTTGATACTGCAAGCTCTACACCTAAGATTACATTCAAACCAGTACGTTTCTTGGAATCAAACGAGATTCAAACTGCGATTGAACAAGGTAAGAGTACCGAAGCAATTAAAGCAATTACTATGACAGTCGCTAAAGCCAAAGATGATACCCCTGCATTAGAAGCACCAAAAGCAGAAATCAAAGCCAAGCCTGTTGAACTAGAAGTCGAACCAGTTAAGCGTACCGCTAAGAAAGAAGAGCCTACCCCCAAAAAGGATTTAGCTAAAGTTCTTTCTGACTGGGATGATGAGGAGTAATTCATGTCTACAGGATATGCGAGTGGCTTTATCAATGAGGTAAAAGCTTCGGACAAATCCAAGATCGGGGTGCAATTAGGAAAGATATGTATCAAAAAGGAAATTCCTGTAACTGATATAGCTCAATTCTTTAATGTATCCCGAGTGACAGTTTATTCTTGGTTTCGTGGTACTTCCAATGTTTCTGAACAGCATTGGGAAAAGATGCAAAAGCTTATTGATAAATTAGATTAGTTGTGTTGGGGGGCTAGGTTAGCTACCGAAAAGGATATACCGCCGTCATATCCCTGCCCATCCTTTTTACTGACGGCTAAAGGCGGCTATGTTAGAAACAAATAATTTTCTATCCGCAGTGCTTCCCAATACTGGGTCGTACTGTGTGGTAGGACTAAAAGAAGATGCAAGCCCAAGACAGAAGTTTGTGGGAAGTATTGAAGAAGTAAATGCACTAGCACAAAAATTAGTTGATGAACAATATAATGCGTACTTTGCCTTAGCTTCGTTTGCTGACCCCAAAGAAGGTCGCACCGCTAAGAATGCCCAGTCTTTAAAGTGTTTCTTTATCGACATAGATTGTGGTATGGGTAAACCCTATGCTGACCAAGCAGAAGGTATGACTGCGCTTAAAGCGTTCATTAAAGATACAAAACTACCTAGACCCACAGTAGTTAATTCAGGGCGTGGCATACACGCATACTGGGCGCTAGAAGAGGTTTTGCCAAGCGATGAATGGAAACCCCTTGCCGAAAAATTAAAAGCCCTATGCGTCCAGCATAAGCTTGAGGCAGACCCCTCCGTCACTGCGGATTCCGCTAGAATCCTGCGGATTCCAAATACCCTTAACTTTAAAGACGTTGAGAATCCAGCCACAGTTGAAATACTACTATCAGCTCCCCAGGTGAATATCTCTATCCTACAAGATGTTTTTAATACAGTAGAGCAGGATATATTTGCTGGCATGGCTGGCAAACCTTTTGTACCTCGTCAGATGGATGCGATGACCCTAGCTTTGATGGGTAACAATATCTCTCGCTTTAAAACCATCATGATTAAAAGTGCTAAGGGAGAAGGTTGTCCACAACTGCTACATATTTACGAAAATCAGGCGACAATAGATGAACCGCTTTGGAGGGGAGGGCTAAGTATTGCCCAGCAGTGTGTGGATAGAGATAAAGCCATTCATACGTTTTCCAACAAACACCCCGATTATTCTGCACAAGCAACGGAACGTAAGGCTAATGAAACTAAAGGTCCTTATACCTGCGCTACATTTAAGAAGCTAAACCCAGCACCTTGCCAAGGATGTCCTCACAACATTACTTCTCCTATCCAACTGGGCAAAGAGTTTAATGAAGCTAAAGAAGAAGACAATATTGTAGAAGTTCCAGCACAAGAAGAAGGCGAAGAGCCTACAACATATCAAATTCCTAAGTATCCGTTCCCATATACAAGAGGTGCGGCTGGTGGTATCTATACCAAATTAAAAGATGAAGAAGGCGTAGAAGAAGTAGTAATGATCTACCCATATGACTTCTATGTAGTTAAACGTATGAATGACCCCGATAGAGGCGAGAGTCTTTTGATGCGTCTGCATTTACCAAAAGATGGTGTTAAAGAATTCATCATGCCTCTAACGGATGTACTAGCTAAGGATAGATTTAGAGACACGATTGCTAAGCATGGCTTGGCAGTATTAGGCAAGAAACAGGACATACTTATGGCTTATATAACAAGATGGGTGGAGGAATTGCAAGCTACCACAGAGGCAGAACTAGCACGTAAACAGTTTGGTTGGCTTCCTGATAACGACGGATTTATTATTGGCGACCAAGAGATTACCGCAGATGGGGTTAAATACAGTCCTCCAACAGCTACGACTATTGAACTTGTACCAATGTTCAGGCAGAAGGGCGACTTCCATGTTTGGAAAGATGTTGTCAATGCGTATGCTAGAGAACAGATGGAAGCTAAAGCTTTTGCTTTTTTTATGGGTTTTGGTAACACACTGCTTAAGTTCACCAATCTAAAAGGTTACTTACTTAGTCTTAAGTCGCAGGGTTCAGGATCAGGAAAGACTACGGTTCTTCATACCATCGGCAGTATTTATGGACACCCTGATGAAAGCTTTATGCGTACTAAGGATACATACAATCAGAAGCTACAACGGATTGGTACGATGCAGAACATCCCTATCTTGTACGACGAGATGACTAACCTACCACCCGACCAAAAGTCTAACTTGGCTTATGACATTACCGAAGGTCGTGCTAAGAACCGTATGCAGTCACAGAATAATGCAGAACGTCTTAACCATACCAAGTGGGCGACAGGGCTTATTACAACTTCTAACCGCTCCCTACGAGATGACTTGCTTTCTATCAAGGCTTTTCCTGAAGGCGAACTGATGCGTATCTTAGAACTACATATATTTAATGACCCTAACGATGATCCGCTATGGGCAAGGGAACACTTTAGCCGTCTGCATACTAACTACGGACACGCTATATTTCCATTCATGCAGTATGTGGTTGGGCATCTACCTGAAGTAATTGAGTTTTTAAATCAAATACAAAACAAGATTGAGCGGGCGGCAGACATTAAGTCTCAAGAACGCTATTGGTCAGCTATGGCGGCAATCGCTATGACTGGTGGAATTATTGCTAAGAACTTGGGACTACATAACATCGACCCTAAACCTGTGATGGCTTTTATAGTCAAGCATATTAAGGAATCTAGGGCGCAGAACAAGCTTATGGTGGCTGAGAATAGCGACTTCTTGAGCGGGTTTATTCAGCGTAAGTTTCATGAGGTGCTGGTTATTAACGGCAAGAAAGACCACAAGACAGGCTTGGAAACAGGTCCGATTAGAGAACCAAGGGGCGCATTAACCGCACGCTATGAGCCTGATACAAAGCTTCTTTATGTAGTTGCTAAAGAGTATCGTGCCGAATGTAATAAAGCCCAGTTAAACTTTGACGAATCTTTGGCTATGCACAAAAAAAGTGGGGCTTTCTTGGGTCAGAAACGTAAGCGTATGACTTCAGGGACTATAGTAGATACTAACTTAAACGCACCAGCCCTAGTATTTGATGCGACTAAACTGGAATTCTTTAGAGAAGAAGCACTATTAAATGTTAAAGATTCTGAATCAGATAATGCTAATCCCGTGGAAACGGTTTGAACCTGAGCAGTCTATTTTTATACCTTGCCTAGACCGTAAAGCCCACGCCAAAGAAATATTGGAAGAAGCGGAACGGCTAGGAATTGAAGTTGTTTGCAAACAAGTTGTAGAAAATGGGAAATTTGGCTTGCGGATTTGGAGAGTTAAGTGATATAGTTACCTCACTCTTCTCCTCGACCCCACATTGAGGATTTAACCCCGCTTCGGCGGGGTATTTTTTAGTAGCCAGCTTGTTGTCTTAGCTTATGCACATTGGAAAGCAATTTCTTTTCTATTTCCCGAATCCGAGCAATTTCTTGCCCTTTCTTTTCAGCGCTCATTTTAGTTTCGGGCGCAGCGTAAATTTGCTTTTCACGTTCACGTAGTTTGGTCAGTTGGTTATTGATATTGTTTACTTGAGATTTAACCTTTAAAACATCTTTATTCTCTTCTAAAAACTCTTTAGCATCTTGAACACGACCATCTTTCTTCATAGAGTTAAAAGTATTGTTTGCTTTATTTACTTCATCTCTAAGTTCATAGTAGTCATTCTTATCTGCGTTGCCATATTCTTTAGCAACAAAAGCGCTTAGACCTGGTGTAGAAGCAAGGGCATCTTGCCAGCTTTTTTCAGGTGCAGGGATACCATTAGAACCGTTAATTACAGCATTAGTTAATTGCAAACCTAAACCGCCAGTAGTACCCAAGTAACCTTTAATAAGATGGTCAACGTTTACAGGCGCAATCAATCCCGAACTACCAATAAATTTAGCTAATTCAGAAGTTGTTGCAGTATATTGTTCTTCTGTTACTTTGCCAGCGATACCCTGACCGATAATAGAACGACCAGTAAAGAAGTCATGGTTTGTTGCTACTTCCAAAATAGGCTTAAACGCTTGGGGTACGGCAGTTGGACTCATTACCATATTGGCTAGAGAGTTACCCATAGCACGGCGAATCTTCTTACCATCAGTAAACGCATTATCAGTCATACCCAAATAGGTATATTCAGCAACAAGTTTAGGCAATAAAGTTAAGTCTTGGCGCAGTGGTAACATAAATGGAGTACCCGGAATCATCAAGTGGTGGTCACGAATCTGCGGATCCATCTTCTGATACTCATCATCATCTGCACACAAAGCGGCATACATAAATGCTAAAGCACCGATCTTTAACGTATTACCAACTAGCGTCTTTATAGCTTCTGACCGTTGTTGTGGAGAAATGCCTTTACCCGATAGGGTCTTATAAATTACGTTTTGTGCTTGTAAATACGCACCAAAGAACGGTACTACTTGACGAAGCATTTGAATTTTAGCTGATGCACCAGCACGCTTGAAGTTAATAATTTCAAAAGCACGCTCAACAGACATAGCTTTGTCCCCATTAGTTTCCTTCATAGTCATGTTATAGATAGCCTGACGTACTGCATTATCAGAAGCCATAGCAAAGTTTTCAAGCGCACGCTTAAATGCACCAGACTTAGTATCTTGTTTTAAACCTGCAAGAATCTCTGCGCTATCACGTACGAAGGTAGCTGAGTAGTCACGAACTCCAGTAGCTCCGTATAATGCTAATTCTTTAGCTGTTTCGCTTCTGCCCATTAAAGTTTTAGTAAATTCTTTAGCGACTTCTAAAGGTAATAACCAAGGATGTTTTAAACCCGAAGTAAGCATGGCACCAAATGAATCTTGTGAAAGCTGGCTAATAGAAAATAAAGGCATCAACACAATGTTTTTACGCAAGATATTAGCTATTGAAGACATAATGCCAAAGTGCGGAATAGCCGCAGATTCAATACCATTAAATGCGTGTACAAACAAGGGGTCTTTAAACTCTACCTTATGCTTGATACCGTCTTCCCATATATCAATAGTATTTTGTTCACGTTTAACACGTTCATCTTGGCGTAAATCTCTAACTTCATCAGGGAACAAAGCCTTGGCAGTATTTTTTAGGTTTAAAGCAGTACGGTTCTTGACGGCACGAGATACTGTGTAACTAGTCCAACGTTCCATGTTGTCAAAGATATTGGCAACTTCTTGCTCACTACCCTCAATCTTGTAGTTCTTAGCAAAATCAATTAAACCACGACCATACTCTTTAGGACCTGCGTTTTGTGCAAGCTGTTCAATACGATAAAACGGTACATAGTCCATAATATCTAGCAACTCTTCTGCTTGCTTTTCACTATATAAACCACCTTTAACTGCAACGTCCATAGCGTTTTTACGAACTTTGTTCCAAGTCTTTTGCACTTCTCGTAGTTCAGGAATCATTTTAAAAAAGTTAATGCCTGCATCTATTTGTGCTGGAGTCATATGACTAAATACTTCACGCTTAGACTGAGACAAACCTTTTAAACGCTCTGCAACAAATGCTTGCTGTGCATAGTTAGTCATTTCGTCAACAGTTAATCCATTCTTTTTAGCAATATCTGCTAATTGATGAACCATATCAGACCAACTATTACCCTTATCTACCTCTGCTTTCCATTTATAAGCAGCAGGATCATATTCTAAATTACCTTTTTGCAAAAATTGCATAGCAACTGCATCGGCATGGGTAGCTTGAGCCGTACTATTTTCAAACATCATTTGTTTGATAGTATCCCAAGACTTACCACCACTTTCTAGTTCTTTACGAATAGCGTTATTTAGCGCGGCATCAGATGAAAATAGCATTGTTTCTGCGCTATTTAAGAAACGACTTACACCTTCTTTAAAAGACTTGCTATCTTTAACTGTATCTTTAATAGTTTGGAAAGGTCCTGTTTCTTCAGTAGGCTTGGCACGCTGTTCCGCTCCAGTAGCCTTATAGTTAGCGGCTAAATCTTCTCTATTTACTTTAGCGATAGGTAATGTTTCTTGTCCTGTAACCACACGTTCTTGAACCGCACGACCCATAGCAATAGACTGGTCAGCCGCCATTAAACCTCTAGCTAGAGCGCTAAGTTTTTGAGTAGGAGAAAGACCTAAAGCATTTAATACCGCACGAATAAAGGCAGTAAACAAACTTTGATTTTCTACACGGTAAGGAATTTGCGCTAAGTCTTGTTGGAAATCACGGTTAGACATTAATTCAGATGCAAACTCAGTAAGGCTTTCCATACCATAGCGATCAGCTAGTTCAGGATGTTTATCTTTAACAAATTCATACAGGTTGTTTAAGTCTGTAATACCTTTGTTCTTAGCGCCTTCTTGTTCAAACTTCTGAATTAAAGAATGTAAGAAACCATGCACCGTTTCATGCAATACAGTATGCGAATCAACTTCACCTTCAGCAATCTGGACGGTATCTGTAAACGGATTATATTGCGCTGCGCCACCTTTTAAAACACTAGCCGGTACAATTTCAATTTTAGGTAACGTACCTTTATTTGCGAGAAGGCGATTTGAGACCAGTTTCTCTAAGATATTAAAAGTATTAGATGTGTCTTTTGCAATTTCATTTAGTGCTGCGCTTAAATCACCACGTTGCACAGCGCTAACTAAAGCATATGTTTTTGCGCCTTGTTTAACACGTTCGACTAAAGGACCTTCTTCTTCTAAAGTACCTTCAAAAGCTTTACGTGCTTCCTGCTGTTTAGTACGAGCTTCATTATAAGCAGTACCTCTACGCTCATATTTATTAAGTTCGTCTATTTTCTTTTGGACAAAACCTTTTTGATTTTCTGATAGACCTCGTTGAAAACGCTTAGCATCTTTAAGGTTTTCGCCTGAATATAAATCACCAGCTAAATTTTCTAAGGCACGAGGCCCCATGTAATTAGCTTTTTCTAAGTAGTTAGCAGCAGCTTCTTTGTATTCCCTAGCTTGCCTTGCATTAAGTTCTGTATTTGCTGGCTCTAATAATAATGGTTTTGTGGGTTCTTCTAATGCACGCTGGACTGGTGCTTCTCCGCCAGTAGGTTGTCCAATAACATTCCCAACAGGAACCACTCCTCGTCGTTCAGTTTGTCCAACTCCGGTGGCGGCGCTTGGTCGGTTGCTAGGCACTCGAACGCTTGGTTCACTTGTTCCGCTGATAGGTGTAGTAGTCTCTCCAACATTTTGATTCTCCAAGGATTGGGGTTCTTGTCCGAGTTCTGCATTTAATTCTGCCTGTAAAGCTGCCTGTTCATCTGGGGTTGGTACTTCTTCCGCCGCACGCTCTTCAGCAGTTGGCTTTAATTTCTTCATACGCTTTTTAGGCTCTGGAGTAGTTACTGCTGGTGCTTCTACTACCGGGGCGGTTGGCGCTATAAACTCAGGACGAGTTAAAAAATCTGTTACTGCGTTAATTATACGGGGGCTACGGTTTCCTTCTAAATAGGATTCCAAATGTCCTTTAACTTCAGCAGCTTGTGCTGGATCATTTAAATCTTTACCTACAATAAGTTTACGAATAGCCGCAGTGGGGCCAATATTTAAACCACTAACTTGTTCTGCTGTAATTGGTGCGGGGGCAGGACCTATAGGCTGAGGGGCAAACTTTTCTTCTAATGCCGCTTGACTTGCTTCTGGAGCATTGGCATTCATAAATCTATTAGCTTCGCTTGGAAAAGCCATAGATCCATCAGGGTATACATACATAACCTGTTGCCCAACATTAGGGTCATATGGAAGCGCTAACGTAGCAGGTATTGGTTGTGGTTTGCCTGTTTCAACAGCTTTCGCATGGGCTTCATGAACTGCCGGTTCATTACTAGCATTAACGTGTCCAGCAATACCACCAAATATACCGCCACCCAATGCACCAAGACCTGCCGCTGCACCAACACCTTTAGTTAGGCTAGTACCGGGCAACGCCTCTTGCACGTTGACGTTAGATGCAAACTTACCACCACCTTCTTCAAGTGCCTCACTAGCCGCTTCTTCTGCCAAGCCTTTAAGTAACCCATGGGCGCCAACACCTTTTGCGCCTTTACCAGCCAACATCTTTTCAATAGTTGTACCGCCGGGAAGTTTAGTAGCAGCAAACGAAATACCAGCAGCCTCAATAGCCGCCATACGACCTTTAGCCAATGCAATACCATTAAGCTGGTCATCATCCATATTAGGATTTTGTTTTTTAAGCTGGTCATAGACCGTATGGTAAGTATCCGAACCAATGTCAGCACCTTGCATAATTGCATTTGTTGCAACCGCACCAGAAACACCAGCCTTACCAATAGCTTCTTCTGTAGCCGCACGCATAAGTGCTTTAGTTCCAGTACGGGCAATCATACCGCCACCCCAACCACCAACCAAATTAGGTAATTGTTCAGCGAAGAACGATGTCAACAAAGCTGGGTCTTTAATCGTTTCTTTAATAGCCGTGCCAAACTCAGGCAATATGCCTTCTGCTGCAGCAATCTTTTGGTCTCTAACGGCTTCTTTGCCTTTAAGAGTTGTAGACTTAGATTCTTGACCAAACTTTTCAAGACGTTTACCAATACCTTGTAAGCCGGTATCTTCTTCTTGGGGGCTAGTAATACCCGCTAATTCACCAATTTGTCCCGGTAATTGTGCAAGTTGTCCAACACCTTTAGTTAAACTAGCGCCAATATCAGTGGCGGCTTCGCCCCACGTGCGGCTTGTTTTGGCAGCTAAATCTGGAAACTTAGGAAGCACATCATTGTGAATGGCAGACGCAATTTCATCCTGACTCATACTGTCAGGAAACTCCATTGGTCCAACACCTTTGATATTTACTACTGGCATAACTACTCCAAATTAAGAAGAGTTAACTAAATGAACGACTTGCTGGATCGTATGTATATGTTTTTTGTTGTGGTATTGCTGATCCACCGCCACCTACATTTTTACCCGTAGTGCTATTGTACAACCGTTGAGCTTGTTGATATAAAGTAGCGTAATCTAAATCACCCTTATCAATATCGTTTTTATGTGCATCAACTAACTTACCAAAAATGGCAGATACCCCAGATGCAACTTTAGCATCTCCATTAGCCTGTGAAAGAACGCCAATTCTTGCTTTATCATTAGCATCCATATTTTTATAGTGTTCTGCTGTAACTGCTGTTTTAGCGGCTTCTTGAGCAAGCTCTTGTTGTTTAGATTCAATAGTAGCCATTTGTCCAATAGCTTCTCTTTGCGCCTTGCCTTGCGCTGCAATATCTTGTGCATATCCTCTAACTGCTGGAGTAGCCCCTGCACCAATATTAACTGCAGCAAACGGAGAAGTACCGCCCATAATACCAAGACCAGCTTCAAGTAAACGTAAATATTTATCTTGTTCTTTTCCAGCTTTACCTTCAGCCATTTGCTCTTTAAGCATCTCAATATACTGATTTGTTGCATCAGATTTTGGTTGAATTCCGGGGGCTTGCGCGTTTGGATTAATAGTACCAACTTTACTTGCATATGTACCAGTATTTGAACCAGTATTTGAACCAGTATTTGAACCAGCGCCAGTATTAGCACCAGCAGAGGTTGTACTAAGGTCTTGCGGTCCGCCTTTTTGTAATGCTTTTAATTCGGCAGCTGTCGGTGTTGCGTTTATAGTAGGCGTAGCTGTTGGCATCGCTTTAGCATCCATATCTGCTTTAGTTAGCGTTCCAGATTGAGCTTTACTTAATATTTTTGATTCTGGTGTTGAGTACATACGATCTTTAATAGACTGTAATGCACCGCTAACATTAGGAACATAATCCCCCAAACTATTAAAAAAAGCAGCATTTTGTTCTTGTTTTCTTTTTATTTGTTCTGGTGTATTTCTTATACCGCCACTACCTATAACTTCTTGCATTTGATCGGAAGTTAAAGTAGCATCAGGGTCTCTAACAGCATCTTTACTACCTTCATCAAAAGCAACTATGCCGCCGCCAGCAAAACTTTGTTGTCCCATACCGCTAGGCAACGCAGCTACACCTTGAGGCGCTTGTAGTCCCGCTACACCTTGAGGCGCTTGTTGGGGCATTGTTTGTGGGGTCATGCCCTGCATTGGCATTTGTGGGGCTAATGCTTTAGTTACTAAATCTTGTGCAACTGTTGTTGTAGACGCTTGGCCGGGTTCTAATTTAGTTAAGTCTTGGCGGCGTTGAATCTCAGCTAAAGCCATGTATTGTGGAATTAAGGGATTTGTACCTTGTGCATATTGAGCAAGACGATCCATTCCAACTGAAGGGCTTTGTAGTTCTGCCGCTATACGGTTTAAATTGTCCATGCTCATGCTTTATCTCCTAACAACTTGTGTAGACGGATATCAGCCAAACCGCTACCTTCTTTTTTCTCTTTAATCTTACCGCCTTTTTTCTTAGCAAGACCGTACATAGCTGCGCCAGTTAAACCAAGACCTGATAATTGAGATACGGTACTTGGAGCCGCTTGGTAGGTTTGTGTAGATGTAGCTTGCAAGGGAAGACCACGCAATAAACCACTCATGTTTGCCAACTGCATCATTGGATACTGTTGTGCTGTAGCGTAATTTTGAACTGCTTGATTGATAATTTGCTGCTGTTGGGCTTGTTGCTGGGCGCCTTGAGCTTGTTGTGTTCCAATAATACCTTGCTGTGCAGCAAGTTGTGCGCCGCCAATACCGGCAAGTTGATTTGCCATTTGTCCTGTTTGACCAATACCTTGCATAGCTGCTTGCTGTCCAGCTAAACCTTGTTGTGATACTTGGTTCATTTGGTTTTGAGCATTACCAAAAGCTTGACTATATGCGTTACCTACTAATTGGTTCTGAGCAAGCATACGATTTTGCTCATTTAAACCTTGCATTAAAGCATTACGAGAACCACCAAAAGCACCTTGTTGTGTAGCAGCGCCCTGCTGAGCAGCACCTTGCATGCCGTATTGTTGGTTTAATAGTTGCTGTGATGGAGCCAAAGCGTTTTGAATGAACGGATTCATGTATGCACCAACCGCAGCTGGGTTAGTAGATGCTTCAGCTAAATTACGACCCGTCATAGCTTCTTGTCCAGCTAGGCCCATAGAAGAACCGGCAGTTAATCCAGTAAGTCCAGTAGCAGCGCCGTATTGACCAGGCATTTGTAAGTTAGCAGCAGATGATTGTGCCTGTTGTTGTAGCGGAGAAAAACCGGCTACATACTTTGTTGGATCATTACTATATGGCTGATACGCATTAATTCCAGTCATGTCAGCATTAAAAATCTGCTTTTGAGCCGCATCCAACATATTCATTACATATGGCTGTGCGTATTCTGGAATGTTAGTATTAGTTACCGTAGTAGAAGTTGGGGCACTTGCTGGTGCTGGAGAAGGTCCACTATCTCCGTGCAAAGTCATTCCACCGCCAGCAAAAGCTATACGACCGTTACGTGGTTTAAACGCATCAATAGGCAATGTTGCCTCTAGTCCGTTGCGCATTCTCATAATCTATCCTAATATTTTAGTAAACGTCTTATCGCTGGGTTTATAGCCCAAATACTCAAACAACCTACTATTGTCCAAATGTACTTTAGTATGAACAATAATTCTATTAATTCCTCGTTCCTTTAACACTTTTTCTGCGTATTGGAACAACCTAATACCAATTCTACCTTTACGATATTCTTTTTTAACAAAATAAATATCTTCGAAAGCAGTTAAACACGTACTGTAATGCAAGTGTGGTTGTATATAAAAAACTATATACCCAACTAAAACACCATCTGCTCTGCAAGTAATTGTACGTAATAGTCCAGCTTCTCCTAACCGTCTATAAGCTTCGTAATCTGGTTTAAGAGGAAATTCTTTAGTGACACATAATTCTTCATAATGCTCTGGAAAAACTTGTTCAAACTCATCTAAAAATTCTAACCCATTTACGTCTTCATAGACTATTTGGTTCATGCCGGTAGATCTTTCTCCGCTTTAGAATTAACTGCAAACTTACCTTTACCCATAGATTTTTTGCGTTTAGCCTGTACCCGTTGCATCATGGCATAAAGTCGCTTAGCGCCAGCATCTGTGGAACCATTACCTAATTCTGAAACAATACGTGCAGGTACTACAAATTCTCCATCTGCAAGACGGGCTGGTTGGTGTTTACCTATTTGGGCTGGAATATCATCTGATACACCATCGCCGGGACCTTTAAGTAAACGACCACCATCAGAGTATGATCCTAAATCAGAAATGCCCCCACCACCAGCCTTATATCCTAATTTTTGCAAAGCGAGTTGAGCATTCCAATCACCATTATCTGCGGCATCTTTAACGGCAGCAATACCACCAGATTGAGCTTGTTCAGTATAGTCATCAATAGCAGCCATGTGTTTGTTACCGACAGCTTGTTTACTACCTTGAGCAAAAGCAGTTAAACCACCACCAGCCATATTTGCCGTTAATTCACCAGTTAATGGGTTAGTTTTTGGCTCATAGCTAGCCATAGTCTGCTGTGCAGATGTAGGCATTTGTGTTGGGGTAGCATAGTATGAACGTTGAATTTGGCTTTGTGGGTACATATCTTGACCCATAAAATTTACTTGTGCTGGGCCAGTTTGCATTAAACCACCATCAGCTGCATAGATAGTTGAAGCTGGTGACTGCACTGCTGGAAGCCCTACCGCTGGGTTATATGGCGTTTTTGCGTAGTTGGGATAAGCGGCTTGATAATACGGATTAGGTTGGGTAGGCTGTGCGCTGCCTTGATAGTTTGATGATAGGCGTTGTAATGGTTGATTTACTGTAGTTACAGAACTTGCTGGTGCATTAACTGTTGGTTGTTTAAATAAAGCGCCTGATACCAAAGGCAAAGCCGCCCCTGCAGCCGCTAAAGGGTTAGCTTTAATAGCTGAACCAATATCGGAAAGACTTGTAATACCTTGACTAAATCCTTGAGCCGCTGTTGGGTTTACTGAGGCAGCCCCTGCCCCACGCATGATGTTACTAACTTGGTCTACAGGAGCATTAGCAACCGCTTCATTAAATACACTAGGCGCACCCATAGCATTTAGTTGTTGGGCAGCAAGATCTTTAACCATTCCAGGGTTTGATCCTTGCATCATTTCTGTTGGGCTAAATCCACTAGTAGAAGGATTAAAAGCCTCGCCACCTATAGTTTTTGGAACAAACCCTTCTGCCGCTTGTTTTTGAACACCTTCAAAAGCTATTTCTGATTGGTTGGCTCCCTGTTGCGCTAAATCTGCTGCTCCTGCCGCTCCAATACCTGCACCTAGACTATATCCAGACCATGCACCTAAACCAGCCATTAGACCTTTTGAAAGGCTTCCAGTAATGGCGTAATCAGCTAGACCAATACCACCAGCTACCAAAGGTAGCATTTCTGGGCCAAGGAAAGCTGAAGCGGCAACACCCGCTACCATAGGCAAAACAGAGCTTAAAAAGCCAGCTTCGTATAATCCAGTCTCAGGATTGCGGGTTAATGCCCCACCTTGAGATTTAGCAAGGGCTTGTAGACCACCAACTTCGCCGGGGGTCATGTGTACTAAAACAGTGTCTTGTCCACGTCCTTGAGATTGTACGTGTTTTGCTATGTCGTGTAGGCTCATATTTGCCCTTTACTATAGGATTTGGTTGATTTTATCATTTAAACTACCGTTCCGGAAGCATTTACCCACTTAGTTCCATTCCACCAAATAGGGTAGCCTAAAGTAGTATCAAAAAACTGTTGTCCAGTCAAAAGTTTTGTTGTTGGTCTTTGAGTAGTAGTACCTAAATCAGGAGTAGCTAAAGCCTGAGAAAAGTTGTTTAAAAGGGTAAAGTATAAACGCAAGGCATTATTTAACTGGTCTTGGTACTGCTGGCTATAATCAGCTGGTGCAATTAATAAGTTAGGTGGTGCAGGTATTAATGGCGTGCCATTATAGTTTTGATAGGCTGGAATAGTCATTATCTGCGCCCATCTGGTCTAATATCAATACGGGGGCTACCCAACTGCCAAGCTACTCCAGTGCCAGTTGACTCAATCCTAAAACTCATTTGGCGACCACGAAGGCGTGTATATACCTGACCATCAAACTGCTGGATGGTGTACGCCGGCACAGTTGTGTAGTTCTGTGCAGATTGAACTTGTGGGCTATCCGCCTGACCGTATGGGGTTCCAGAGTTTTGACGGGGTTTAACCGTCATCGTAACGCTGGGCTGATTAGTAGTAGACCCGTTGAAATTAACGTCAGGAAGTATTCTCCAGACAAAACCGAAATTATGGCCATCACCAATATCAAAATCAGAACTTTGTACATATGCGTTTATAGGTAAGGTTGCTGTGGTTGAATTATCATCACATCCAATCTCATGATACAAAAGTCTTCCATTGTAGTCGGCAGCAATAGGGTACGGTTGAGTGCCTGATTGCACCCAAGCGGTGCGTCCCATAGTTCCATAGTACCAAACACGGTCTAAGTAGTTATAAATAATGTACTTGTCAACAACCGTATTTTTACTAGACTGACTTACATAGAACCACCAAACCTCGTTATAAGCTTCATTTGCACCGGCAATTACTTGATAAGCTTGGTCTTCGTTAATATCGTCAAAAATATACTGGCGTAGCGAGCAAGGTAAAACTTCAACACGGCCTGAATACATATAAAAGCGGTCCCGACCCATCCAATAAGTTACGTTATTAATCGTAATCATGGAGTTAGGCGACATAACAGATATGTTGTCCATCAACACTTGGAAGCCCCATACATACGGAGCGCCTAAATACTGCATAGAATACAGGCAAGAATCAGTCCAAACCAAAATCTCCTGACGAGTTGCACGGGCACCCATAATGTAAGAACCATTTGTCAGTAAGTATTCACCTGACTGGTTAGTTAGTTGCGGTACCCATTGATAAGCATTACCTTGGTCTGACCAGCGAACCAGCATAGGGTTAAATGTAGTACCGGCATTATTAGGTACATATGAGTTAGCGCCAAAACAAATTACAAACTCTTGGATAGCCGAAGTAATAACTTGGTATGTAGCGTTTGGTACATATGCGCCAGCATAAGAAAAGCTATATGAACCTGAACTTGCGCCAGTAGTTGTTGTAGTAATTGGTACTGTAGTTGC